ACAGCAGAACAAAGAAAAGCTTTATTTTCAAATTTAAATATGGATTGTGGAGCAATTGTTGGACAAGCTGTTCAAGATATGATTGTTCATAAATTAACATTTGAGGAAGTAATGAAAGGGAAAAAATGAAAAATTTAAATCCAAATGATAATAAATTTCATAAAGGTAATAGTATAGATGGAAAACACTATTGGCTTACTCCAGATGATTTAATGAAAGAATTAAATGATGAATTTAAGTTTGACTTTGATCCATGTCCATATCCTAAGCCTGAAGATTTTGATGGTTTAACTAATGAATGGGGTAAATCTAATTATGTAAATCCACCTTTTGGATCAATAATACATGAAGGTAAAAAAAAAGGTGCAACAGCTTGGGTTAGAAAAGCTATAAAAGAAAATGAAAAAGGAAAAGATGTAGTATTTGTATTTCCTGTTGATAAGTGGATTTTAATGATGGTAAAAGCTGGTGCTGAAATTAGAAACTTAGGTGATGTTAAGTGGTTGGCAACAGAAGATAAATCAGAAGGTAAAGGAACAGGCAGACATATAGCTTGTTTTGTAATGAAAGGGAAAAAATGACAGATCAAGTAATGATGGAACTTGCAAAAATGCAAACTAAAATTAGAGCTTATGAGAACAATGAAAAGAAAAACATTGAGCAATTACATTTAAGAGATGATGAAATATTAGAGCTTAAAAAGAAAATAGATTTATTAGAGCTTAAAGAAAATATGATTGCTAAGAATAAGAGTTATATAGAAGCTAAAGCTCAGAAAGATGTTGACCAAATACAAGAAAACCAAAAACTAAAGGAAGGAAACAATGACAACCAAGAAAACAGAAACGACAGAAGAAAAAAGTAAGGGTGGATTTAAGGAAAGAAGGAAAGAGTGTTTAACAAGTGTTAGTAAAATTCCAACTGTTGATATTAAAGGTAAAAAATATTCTACAGTTAATGAAAGACACAGACATCTTTTACAATATTTCCCTGAAGCTAGATTTAATGAAGAAATATTATTCCATGATGCTGAGAGAGTTGTGGTTAAGACCGAACTATATATTTCTGATACTATTTATGCTGTGGGTCATGCAGAAGAACATAGAAATGCTAACTTTATAAATAAAACAAGTGCTATGGAGAACTGTTCAAGTTCAGCTCTTGGAAGATGTATAGCAGCATTTGGCTTATCAGGTTCAGAATATGCTAGTGCAGAAGAATTAGTAAATGCCTTAAACAATCAAAAGGGATCTACTCAACAAGTTTCAATCAAAGATACAATTAAAAAGCAAACAACAGAAACCAAGTTGACCGCTTTGTATTCCGATTGGGAAAAGCAAAATGATTCAATTAAAAAAGATTTTGAATCACAACAACAATCAATAAAAAAAAATGGAGGACAAAATGTCAGACAATGGTAGTGGTAAGCAAAAGGATTGGGTTTTATTTCCCTATGATGCCAACAACGAAAAAGCCATCAAAATTGATTTCTCAGGAAATGTAAATTTAGATAGCGGTAATAAAGGAACTATCTTAGGTGTTAAAGGCAGTAGTAAAGATGGTAACACTAAGTTTGTTAAAGTGTTTGCTCAAGTAGGAGTTCTATTCAAAGGTGATGATAAATTTACTGGAGATATGAATTATCCTGAAGCTGGTGGAGCAAAAGGTTTAATAGGTTGGATCAATGAATCAGGTAATATTTTATCTGGTTATAAGAATGAGCCTAGACCTAAACAACCTAAGACAGAGAGTAAAGAAATTCCTTTTTAATTGAAAGTAGTTTTTTTAATTTTAGTTATATACACAGGTGATGGGAATTTGAGTTATCAAAAGATACCTTTTAATTATTCAGATCAACCTATCACTTGTGAAAAAATGTATAATGAAAGTATTAAGTATGTTGAGAACCCAGATTACAAAGAAGGCAATGGACAAGTTTGGATATTAACTAAATATAAAAATAAAAATGTAATAGCTCATTATTGCAAAGATAAAGAAGGAAATTATGTCAGATAATATAAAGTTTATAAATAATTTAGAAAAGTTACTACATGAAAAAGAAGGAGATTATGGACATTTTGACCATACAGCTTTTGTCATGGGTGGAATGATGGAGAAATATTTATCAGTTCATAATAATAAACCAGTTAAAGTACCTTTAAAGTTCTTTGGTTTATTTATGATTTTTTTAAAATGTTGGAGAATTATGCAATCAAAAGATTACAAAAAAGATAGCTTTGACGACATCAATGGCTACACAGAGTTGTTAAGGAGGTTAGTAATAAATGAAAACAAAACAAAGAGGACTTAGACCAATGACACCCAAAATGCTCAAGCTATTGCAATATATAAAAATATATAGTACAAAACATGGATATATGCCTACATTTTTAGAAATGGCTGATGAGATGGGTTACAAGAGTAAAAATTCAGTTAGTGTACTAATTGATAAACTAGAAGAACGACAAGAACTAAAAAGAGATTATGCTGGTTACAGCAGAAATGTAATATTGAATGGTTAAAGTTTTAAAGCAATCTAGTTTAGAAATAGCAGCTGATGTTGAAGAATTTTTTGATGGTGAAACAATTGAAGAAGCAACTAAGAAAGCACACTATCAAATAATGCCTGGTGAACTTGCAAAAATAAATATCACCGACAACAAGTTCATAAAGGCAACCATAAAAGTAGTTGGTGAGGAGCATGACAATGAGTCTAAACAGTACGATAAGATTGTACCAGAAGCTGAACAACATTCATAAAAAGATTATGAAATCAGTTGATAGCAGAATGTGTGTGCATACTTATAATGACTATTTGGAGTATAAACAATTGGTGAGAAGAATTGTTGCCAATCAAAACTCCGATGCTGTTGTTAAATATAAAGAATTAGAAATCTAGTTCTTAATATATTAAAAGTTGTAAAAAACTTAAGGCTACTTGTCGCTAAAATAAAAGGGAAAGGAAAGAAAGAAAATGAAACTATCACATAAAGCTAAGAAGAACTTTGAGGAAGATAATCAATTCTATATTGATTTAGGTAAAAAAATAAGAGCAGCTAGAAAAAGTAAAGTTAATGAGTTTACTGGTAAAGAAACTATTGTAACTCAGACTAAGGTTGCACAAGCTCTCAAATCTACTTTTCAACAGGTGGGAAAATATGAAAAAGGTGAGAACCGAATACCTTTAATTAATTTAATTAAGATAAGTAAATTTTTAAAAAAACCATTAAGTTATTTTATAGATGATTTTCAAGAACCCAATGTAATAGCAAATCAATTTAATGAAGCTATTGAAATGCAATTACAAAAAATGGAAGAAGGTAAATAATGTTTGTTCCTGTAAAAGATAAGCTAGATAAATTAGTAGCACTTACACCTGATGACCAAGAAAAGTTAAGTCATTATAAAAGTATAGTACCAGCTATGATTGCTAACTGTCATAAGGCTCATCAAACAATACCAGGTTATGAATCTTGTAAGCCAGAGATAGAAGCCTTTAAATGGTTTGATGGTATCAATATTCCTGTTCATGGTTACATAGATTTAAAAGGGGATAAAGTTATCATTGAAGATAAATGTAAGATGCCTAGAAGGGGTATGGTTAAGAAAGATGGCACTAGGTCATGGTTTCCTGGTAAGCTACCTGATAAACCTTCTCCATATAATTTATTACAAGTAGATTTTTATTGGTCGGTATTTGAAGTGCCAGTTTATCTTTGTTATGTAAATGAGAAAGAGTTTAGAGTTTATCATGCAGGTAATTGTGATGAACTTAAACCAGAAAATATTAAGAAAAGAATACCTAGAATAATACAAAGAGCTAAAGTAAGACAAAACTTAATGAAGATTAGTAATGATCCTCATGTTCTTAAAGATTACATTCAACCAGA